CCGAAGCTCGGCGCATCCTCGGCCCCCGGCGCCTCGGGCTGTTCGGGCCGCGTCACCTCGAAGGAGAACTGCGGCACCCGGTTGCCGTAGGGCGCCAGGGGCAGGTCCTCCAGCACCACGTAGGCCGTCCCGCGATAGGCGGGCACCTGCCCCGCCCCCTCGATCGCCTCCATCACCGGATCGGGCAGCTGGTCCCGGCTGCCCCGGTAGATGCGCATGTTCAGATCGTCCCGCGGCACCTCCTCGCCATCGGCCCAGACCCGCCCGACATGGGTGATCTCGCCTTCGCAAAGGGCCACGGCCAGGCTCACGGAATAGCTGTAGTCGGTCCGGCTCGGCCCCCGGCTGCCCTTGCCGCCGCCGCTGGTCACGGCGCTCTCGGCAAAGTCCGAGGCCCAGATGACGTGCCCGGCCACCCGCATCCGTCCGAAGATGCGCTTGATCGGATCGCCCTCGCCCGCCCCCGTCAGGCGAAAGCGGTCCACCCGGCCCACCTCCACCGCCTCCGAGCCCGCGCCCAGCAGATCCTGGTCCAGCGCGCGCCCCAGGGCGGCCCCCGCCGCCCGCCCGATGGCGACGGAGGAAAGGCCCGCAAAGGTCCCGCCGAAGGTGCCGCCAAGGGCCGCCCCGGCTGCGGAAAGAACGATAGTCGCCATGCTCAGCTCCCCTGCGGAAATTCAAACCGCGCCACGATCCGGCGCTGCCAGGGCAGGCTCAGCGGGCTCTCCACCACGCCCCGCCCGGAATAGGCGTGGACAAAGCTCGCCGCCGCGCCCAGGCCGCCCTGGATGCCCAGGTGCTTGGCCACCGCGCCGCCGCGCATCCTGAAAAGCAGCAGATCCCCCGGCGCCGCCTCTGCGCGGGGCTTCTCCGCCAAATGCCGCGCCGCCGCCTGCCAAAGCAGCTCGGCCCCCTGGGGCTCCGCCCAGTCCATCGAATAGGGCGGCGGCAGCTCCGGCTCCGCGCCGTAAAGCTCGCGCCAGATGCCGCGCACCAGCCCAAGGCAGTCACAGCCCGCCCCGCGCCGCGCCGCCTGGTGGACGTAGGGCGTCCCCAGCCAGCCGCGCGCGGCCCTCAGCACCTCTGCGGCCCTGCCGCTCATCGCCGCGATCCGCCCCCGTTGGCGCCCCCGGCCTTGGGCACGGCCATCACCCAGTCCTCCCCGGGCAAGTCAGGGAACCCGCGAAAATTCAGCAGGTTATCGAACTTCAGACGGCAGGTCTCGGCGCGCCGGTCACAGCCTGCCGTCAGCCGCAAAAGGGTGCCCGGTGCCACCTCGCCCCGGATCGGCGCCCAGAGGACCAGGCTGCGCCCTTCGGGCCCGCTGCGGTCCTCCCGGATCAGCCCCTTCAGGCCCGCCGCCGGCCCCTCCAGCACCTCCAGCCAGCCCCCCGCGAACCAGCCCGCATCGAACCCCGTGATCTCGCCCCAGCTCAGCCGTTGGCGCTCCACCACCTCTTCCGCGGCCAGCTCAAGCTGCATCCCAGGCGCCGCCAGATCGACCCCGCAATCTGCATCTCCCAGAACGGCGGTGCAGGGCTTCTGATAGACCCGCCCGAGGGGCCTGTTCAGACCCTCCGTCAGGCCCCGCAGTTCGGCCCGGAAATGGCCCTCGGCACGCAGGATCTCCCCCAGGGTGCCGCGAAACTGCACCTCCCGCTGCGCCGGATCGGCCCAGTTGACCAGCCAGGCAGTCACCTCGGCCCCGTCAAAGCGGCCCTGCTCGATCTCCGCCGCACCGATGGCAGCATCGCTCAGGGCGCCCAGGGCCTCGCTGTTGTCCACCGCCAGCCCGGTGGACTGCACCAGCGCCCGCGCCGCCAGCCCGCTCTCCGGGCGAAAGTCGATCCCCTCGAAGTGCAGCGGCCCATCGTGATCGGTGAAACCGTAGCGCCGCCCGTCGCGTCGCTCCAGCAACCAACAATGGCAGGTGGTCGTCTGACCGCCCGCCAGGTGGTCCTGCAATCCGTGCACCTCCGCCATCAGACCCGCAGCTCCACCACCGGCACGTCGGGCACCTGCCCCGCCTCGAAACTGGCGACGGAGGCAATGATGCGGTCCGTGTCGAACCGCACCGGCACGTCAAACTCAAACCCCGCCCGGATCTCCACCTCCGGGTCCGGCGGGTGGGCGAAGGTCACCAGCCCAGTGGTGATCTCAACCTCGTAGTCCACGCCCTCGCGCAGCGCATCCTCGCCCAGGCCCACCCGAACGGTGCCCGCCACCGGCTTGCGGATCGGCCGGGCATAGGCATGGGGCCCCGAGCGGTAGGTCCGCGTCAGCTGCCAGACCGCCTCTACACCGTCGCCCATGCCGATCACCTCGTCGTCGAAGCGCGGATCGAGCCGCCCTTTCGAGGTCTTGAAGTCGGCCCAGTCCTTCCAGCGAAAGCCGTGCAGCTGGCCCATGCGCGCCTCGAAGAAGCCCAGCACCTCGCGCAGATCGTCGAGCGAGCGCATCGCGACGCCCGCATCGTAGCGCCGCCGCGAGTGGGCCCAGGGCGTGTTGCGCTCCTCGAACCCGTTGGCCAGGGTCACCACCTCGGTGCGCCGCTGCGGCCCCCCGCTGGCCCCCAGGCTGAGCGAAGTGGGAAAGCGTACCTCATGAAATGCCATCTGCCGCTCCTTCCGTGCCGTCTTAGCGATTGCGCGCGCCGGCGCTCAGGGCGCGGGCCATCTGGGCCGCGATCTGGCTGCGCGAGCGGGCAAAGCCCGCCACATCCGGCGTGCTGATGTTCATGGTGACGGAGACGCCGCCACCGCCCGCGCCGCGCACCCCCAGCCTGCCGTCCGCACCCCGGGCCAGCGGCAGGATCGCCTCCGGCCCGGCCTCCCCCATCAGCCCTGCGGCGCCGCCGCGCAGGGCAAAGGGCGTAGGCCCGGCAACGATCCCGTACCGCGCCAGGGGCATGACCCGCCCGCCGGAAAAGGCGCCGCCCTCGGCAAAGGGCAGGATCTCCTGCACCAGGCTGCCTACGCCCTGGGCCAGGGCCCCGCCGATGTGCCGCGTCACCGGCCGCATGGCCGCGCTGTAGGCCGTCTCCGAAAGGGACCGCGCCACGCCGCGCAGCGCCTCCGACAGGCTCCGCCCCTCGAAGATCACCCCGTCAAAGGCCCGCCGCAGGCCACGCCCCAGGCCCCGCTCCAGGGCCTTCACGTCGCGCCCCGTGGCCCCCAGGGTGCCGCCCATGCGGCGCAGCTCGCCCTCGAAGCCCGCGACCAGCCGCCCGGTCTGGGCCAGGGTGCCGTTCAGCCCCTCGGCCTGGCTCTCCAGCCGCTCCAGATCCGCCTCATCCATCCTCTTTCTCTCCTTCCGCCCCGTCGGGGTAGGCCGCCATCAGGGCCGCCAGCCCCTCGCGCCGCAGGGCTCCTGGCGCCCCGGCCCGGCCCAGCATCAGGGACAGCTCCGCCGGGGTCAGATCCCAAAAGGCCGCCGGGCTCAGCCCCAGCCCGCCCAGGCCCGCGCGCATCAGATCGCCCCAGGCCAGCGGCGCCGCGCTCATTCCGGCGCCCTGAAGGCCCGCGCCAGCAGCGCCGCCGCCGCCCGTGCCGCCGCCAGCGGCCCTCCCTCAATCTCCGCCGCCAGAAGCGCCTCCTCCGCCATCGGTGCCCCGCCGCCCGAAAGCCCGGCCGAAAGCAGCGCCACCAGATCACCGCCGGAAAAGCGCCCCGCCTCGAAGCGTTCCGCCAGTTCCAGCAGCGAGCCCGCCCCGAGCCGGTCCTCCAGCGCCACCAGCGCCCCGAGGCTCAACCGCAGCACCCGCATCTCGCCGTCGATCACCAGGGAAACCTCGCCGCGCATCGGGTTCACCATCCTCAGACCTGCGGCCCTTCGATGACCTGCTCGGTCTCCGGCGTGAAGACGAGCATCCCCGCCGATTGCAGGCTCAGCTCATAGGTGGCCTCACCATTGAGGCTGCCCGCATAGTCCAGCGCCGCCACTTGAAAAGGCCCCTGCACCGCCCCGAAATCGGGGATCACGATGCGAAAATCCGGCGTCAGCCCATCGAAGAAAAGCTGCCGCGCCCGCTCGTCCGTGTCCGCATCGCGAAAGACCCCGGCCCCGCTGATCGCGGCGGAGCGTACCCCGGCCCCCACCAGCAGCTCGCGCCAGCCGCCCTCGCTATCCAGGGTGGTCACGTCCACCGTCTCCGCGTTGAAACTGATCCGCGTGGCGCGCAGCCCCGCGATGGTCTCGAACTGCCCGTCGCTGGTCATATCCACCTTGACCAGCAGATCCTTACCTGCCTGAACCGCCATTCATCTTCTCCTGTCCGTTGCGGCCCCGCCCCGGGGCCTCATTCATCCGAGACCCGCGCGCGAAAGCGCAGGTCGATCCGGCGGGCCGATTCCGCGTCGATCCGGCGCGCCCGCGCCCGCTCGAAACGCAGGCTCACCAGGTGCCCCCGGCTCAGGCTCAGCGCCGCCCCCGAGAGGGCATCGCAGAGAGCCCCGGCCACCGCCTTGGCCGTGCCGAACCCCGGCTGGCTGGTGATGACCGAGAGGG